TTAAACCGATTCAGGCTCACCGAATAAATCACGGAAAGCATGATCTGGACGTGGCTGTTTCATGAAACTTTCACCGACCAGGAAAGCATGAATATCATGTTCCTGCATCATCGCAACATCAGCAGGGGTCGCAATACCGCTTTCAGTGACCAGCAGGCGTGAAGGATCCAGTAATTTTTTCAGACGTAGTGATGTATTCAGGTCGACATCAAAAGTTTTTAAATTACGGTTGTTCACACCCAGCAGACAACGATCAGACAGTTTTAAAGCACGTCCTAATTCTTCTTCATCATGCACTTCAACCAGTACATTCAGATTATGCTCAAATGCGGTTTTAGACATTTCCTCTAACTGCTGATCAGACAGACAGGCCACGATCAGCAAGATACAGTCTGCATGTAGTGCACGCGCTTCAATCACGCCATAAGGATCGATCAGGAAGTCTTTACGCAACGCAGGCAAGTCACAGTGCGAACGGGCGATCTGAATATTTTCATCAGCACCCTGAAAAAAATCCACATCAGTCAGTACAGATAAACAGGCAGCGCCGGCATCCTGATATTGTGCCGCAATTTCTGCAGGATTGAAGTTTTCACGAATCACGCCTTTGGACGGAGAAGCCTTTTTAATTTCAGCGATTACACCCGGACGTTTAGACATTAAAGATTGAGCAAAACCACGTACAGGTGTCGCGCCTTGAGCTAACTCTTCTATATCTTTATAGCTTTTCTGCTTCAAACGAAGAGCGAACTCTTCTTTCTTACGATCAACAATTTTACCCAAAATTGTATTTGCAATATCAACCATGATTCAAATTCCTGACCGTATTAAGCTTCATATTGTTTGATGGTTTTGGTGAATTCAGACAGCACGCTCATTTTTTCCAGTGCCTGGCCACCATAAATAATATCGTGTGCCAATGCCACACCTTGCTTATAGCTTGAAGTCAGGCCTGATACATAAATACCAGCACCGGCATTTAGGGCAATCATATTGGCAGCCTTATGACCGATCTCAGATTTCTTCTTGCCTAAGGCATCTTTAATCAGAGCCAGACTTTCTGCTGAACTTTCAATAATTAAGCCAGTTAAGGTTTGCGATTCAATGTCGACCTGTTCAGGAATGATTTCCCATTCAGTGATTTCACCGTTTTTCAGCTCAGCCACATGCGTCGAAGAAGCCAGACTGATTTCATCTAAGCCATCACGTGAATGTACGACCATGACATGTTCAGCACCGAGCTGTTTCATGACTTCTGCAATTGGGCGGCAAAGTTCATTGGAAAATACCCCGATGACCAAACGTTTTACGCCGGCCGGATTCGTAAGCGGGCCGAGCAGGTTGAAAATACTGCGAATACCCAGTTCTTTACGTGGACCAATCGCATATTTCATGGCTTTGTGATGATTCGGTGCGAACAGGAAGCCCACACCAATATCACGGATACAGCGTTCGGTTTGCTGCATATTCAAATCAAGATTAATGCCTGCCTGTTCCAGTAAATCTGAAGAGCCTGATTTGGTAGAAACACCACGGTTACCATGTTTGGCAATCGTTGCACCAGCTGCTGCAATTACAAAGGCTGAAGCGGTAGATACGTTAAACAGGTTTTGTCCATCACCGCCTGTACCGACGATATCCACCAGATGAGGGACATCACTGACATCAATTTTGGTTGCCAGTTCACGCATGACACGTGCTGCAGCAGTAATCTCGTCAATACTTTCGCCTTTCAGGCGTAGACCCATGAGCAGAGCACCGATCTGGGCATCGGTTGCTTCGCCAGACATAATGGTGCGCATCACGTCTTCCATTTGTTCCTGAGTCAGGTGAATGTTTTTAGTAATATTGCTTAAAGCTTGTTGAATATTCATGACTTGCGTTTTGCCCATTATGCGTAAATTTCAAGAAAGTTTTTAAAGATCTGATGACCATGCTGGCTCAGGATTGATTCCGGATGGAACTGCACACCTTCAATCGGTAGTGTCTTATGTTTAATCCCCATGATTTCTTCCATAGAGCCATCTTCTTCATTGGTCCAGCAGGTCACTTCCAGGCATTCAGGTAAAGTGGCCTGATCAATCACCAGCGAGTGGTAACGCGTCGCAGAGAAAGGATTCGGCAAGTTGCTAAAAATGCCTTTGTCGCTGTGATACATGTCAGACAAACGACCATGCATGACGCGTTTGGCACGAATAATATCGCCGCCAAAAGCCTGACCAATACTTTGATGTCCCAAACAAACACCGAGCAGGGGAATCTTGCCGCCAAAATGCTGAATGGCAGGAATCGAAATTCCCGCTTCACTTGGCGAACATGGACCAGGACCAATCACCAGATACTTGGGTTGCCATCGCTCAATATCCTCCAATGTCACGGCATCATTGCGGACTACTTTTACTTCTTGATTCAGTTCGCCAAAATACTGGACGATGTTATAAGTAAAGGAGTCATAGTTGTCGATCATGAGAAGCATATTGAGCCTAACCTCTTGAATTTTCGTATATTACTTAACATTGCAAAATTACATTACTCACAATGTTACTCACTTTGCATAAAGTGATTGATTTTAAGGGCATTAAAAAGCCGCTTAATCAAGCGGCTACTTTAGCACTTTTACAATGCCTTGTGACAACTTCATTCACATAACTATTAAGGTAGTAACTTCGTGGACCATCTTTATGAGGCTGTTCAATTTCTCCTTTTTTGATCCGGTCATACAACGTTGGTTCACTCATGTTCATGCGCTTGGCAAATTCCTTGATACTTACCCGGCGTTCATCTTGATGGGCCATTGCTCGTTTGAGCTCCTGCATCTCATCAAAGATCGCCTGGAGTAAGTCGGCTGATTGCACTTCAACTTGCATCATTCACCTCCAATCTTTTACCTGCTTTGATTTCTTCATCGGTGGCGTGTCGAATAATTCCACCACGTTTTAGTGTTGACTCAACAAAACCACACTCAAAATCAATACTGTCGAGCTGATTTAATTTTTTGTAGGCATCTCCATCCAAAGGATCATTACTGAGATATTTGCTTTCATAGCAAAAATAGTCCCCAATCTCAAAAATATTGTGCTGGCGACGGTATTCGAGAAGGGCTTTTTCCACATGCTGCGTTCTGAGTCCTGATCTCTGCATCATGATCAGCTCATCTATTGTAAAAGAAGTGGCATTAAGAAATGCCTTAGCCTTCTCATACCCACCCAACTGTTCAATAAGCTTCACGACACTTCTCCCAACGACTTCACCACACCTTCCGGTAAACCAAACACATCCTTAAATGCCTGATCAAATTCACCGCTTGCAATGAATTGATCGATGTTGTTTGCAGGTTGTTCATGCTTTGCGATGTAGCTGCTCAATGCCTGATATATACCGTTTGAATTTCCCTTTGTTACACCGACATGAATCTTGTCACCGATGTTTTTAACTGAAAATTCAACATTCAGATTTGAAGCGTCAATGATTTCCATAAATGGTAAGAATTCGTCCTGATTAAAAATCAGATCAAATGGCATTTCTTTATGCAGCTCATCACACACATAGTTAGCCAATTGAAGTTTGGTTAATTGAATTTCAGTCATTGGCTGGCTCCTGTGCTTCAATCATGGCTTTATAATCACGCCAAAATTCCCACTTTTTAGATTTGACCTGATCCTTATATGATTGCTCCGCAATTTCACTCCAAACCGGATCATTCTCGTGTCTTGGCTTATCGATGCGATCAATCGCCATTTTTTCCGCAATCTGCTCAGGCAACTCTTTCTTAACCAAAACAAACCCTTCCGGCATCGCTTGGGCCTTGGCCTCCTTCCATGCTGACCAGCTAAAAAGAAGGGCTGTGATTAATTTTCCACACTTCTTTTCAATATCAGCAGGAACATCAGTACGTTTGATGTATGCTCCAAATTCAAAAAATGTGTACTGTGCAACATGCTCAAGACGTTTAAAGCATTCAGACTGCTCAAACTCAGCTTTTAATTTTTCAATATCCATCACGCTACCTCATAGAAGCGCTTGGCTTCTTCAAAATTTGATGTAGTAAGTGGTGATGAGCCTTTTTTGTAGCATTCAACAATCTCACCATATTTAAAAACTTTGCATGCTGTTGGTAGGTCAAAGCACTGGTACATCGGCTCTTTAAACCAATCTTCTGTGTAAAACATTAGTTCTTGGTGGTCTTCGGCTGTGCCTTCCCATTCTTGAACCTGAAAGTATTCATCAAATGATTCGATCATGAACTGATTGCCTTCAACCTTAGTCATTGCTCTGTAACGAGCCAAAGCACGTTCAGCAATTTCTTTTGATACGGCAGGTGACTGCTCATGCGGACTATCATCTTCAGGGCAGATTCCTACGCACCACAATTTATTCTTTTCCATCACGCCACCTTCACATCTAAATAATCAGGGTTATCCAGGTGCTCTTCATATTCATGAAATAGCACTTGACATGCCGCATTGCCTGTTAAATCGTTCTTTAAAAACACATAGCTCAGTGCTTTACGTGTGCCTTTGCCTGAAAAAGTAGCGCTACCATCTGCAAGTTCTTTCTTGGAATAACCCAGCTTTTCGAGCCACAGCTTAAAACCAGCTTCATGTTTCTTTTTAATTTTGAAAATCATGCTGCAGCCTCCAGTGCTTTACGTAAATAAGGGTCAATATCAGTGCTCAGCATCCATTTCACATAGTCCTTTGGAACCTCTTTTAATGGAGTACCTTTATGTTTGCCATAAGGCATTACATTTGGAGTGCGTACCTGTTCAGATAGGACATGCAATGAATTCATGTCTTTGATACCCAACTTTAAACAGATGTTTTTCAGGATGATGTATGTGAACCAGATGTCATACTTCGCACTGTGAGCATTACGCAGGTAATTACGTGCTTTTTCCTTGTCTGAGCTCACAAAATAGAACAGGGCGCTCAGGGTGTGAGTTTCCAGTTCTGGCCATGTGAAACGAGCCAGAGCTAAAGTACAGATCGATTTTTCAGGAACATCCGTACCACATTTACGGATCGCCTCAATGTCGTAATTGATGTTATGGCCAATCAAGCAATCCACATCTTCAGGTAAGTGGAAAGTATCAAAGCTTGGCTTGCCCTCGATGTCAGCTTCCAGGATGTGATGCACTGCCATTGCACCGTAAGCGATTGGCTCAGGACATGAGTAGAACTCATCAAATATCTGGCTTTGATCAAACCCCAAGTTACCTTGCTCAAAAGAGCAAGGTGCGTATGCGATTTCAATAGGGAAACCATTAATCGTATGAGTTTCCGTGTCCAAAATTATTGCTTTCATGCGTTAATAGTTTCCTTTGCCAATTTTTCAATTTCTTGTTGTACAGCCGCCAGTTTGCTGGCTTCGATTTGGTTAAGTGCATCAATACCGAGATGCTCACATACGGTTTTGGCATCAAGGCCGCGCTCATCAATGAAGGCTTGGAGGTCAGCCAGTTGCTGATCATTAATGCCAAAGAACTCGACAGGATCTACCCATGCATTACGCTGCATATCAAAGGTGCACTTCATTTCGTCAGCTCTGGTCTTAAGAGCAACACGCATATTTTTGTAATACGTATGGTTCTTATCGATAGACTCAGTAAGTTGGTTTAGATCGCTGGCATACTGAGCCTCAGCACAGCTCTGGATCCAGTTATCTAAATCTTCCTGAGCCTTCATTGATGCAAGCTGTTCAGGTGTCATAGTGTTGATGTGGTCTTTAGCCTGTTTGATCAGGTCAGCCAGGAAAGACGGATTCGCTTTTAAGTCTGGAACCCACACTTCACCAGTTTCACCACCTAAACCACCTGCATTTTTGGCATGGTGAGTAGGGCAAGGTCTAAAGCTAATCACGCGTTCATGCTTGCCTTCACCCGTTTGCACAGTGGTCAGGTAACCCATCACATCTGCAATGCGGTACAGCTCATTACGGTTCTTACCCCCAAGATCTGGTCGGTAAATTACTTGGTCACCGTTCTGATCTTCTGATGCATGGGCAATGAACACGACGTCTTTACCTGAAGCAATTAGCGTATTCACGTATTGCTTGAAGATGTTATTGGCCAAGCCTTGGGCTTTAAGTTTTAAAGAGCCATCTTTCTGCTTATTTGTGCTGTTTAGCAATAGGTGAGTCTTAATGCTTTCAAGCATCGCACCAACGGTATCAATCACAATCGTTTTAAATGGTTTCAGATCCTGCATAGTCAGGTTAGCCACATCAGCCCATTGATTGACCTGAACCACAGCACCGCGACGCAGTTCACCGGTACGGTGAGAGCCTTTATCGAAATCGAATGAAATTGCTTTCTCACCGGTGAAGCCAATTGATGTTTTACCCAAGCCCGGATCTGCGTACAGATAAACGATAATGGCTTGAACCAGTAGCGGTTGATCCGCTGGAATAATATTAATCGGCATCTCAACGTACTCCTAGCTGACGGTTTTTGCGTTTAAAGTTCTTATAGTCCTCAGACCCAAAGAAGCCGGTACTTTCTAAAACTTGATGTCGTTTATTTTTGCGCATGGCGACTCGCGCATTTTCCAAACCATCTAGAATCCACTGTGGAGCTGTGGACTTATCCATTTTCTTCAGCGAACCGTCAGGCTGGATGGAGTAGATCAACGTATTGCAGAAATAGTCAGCAATAGTTCCTGAGCTTTTGACACGTAAAGCGAAGTAGCTCACCCGGTTTTTACCAACCCTGTAAATCTCAAGTCCTTCAAACGTCTTGATGTATTCAGAGAAGTAACGATGGGTTGAGCCAAACTCTACTGGCATTGGAATGACAGGTAGTTCATCTGCTTTGAATTGCAGGAAACCAGTGTAAAGATCAGCAAAATTAACTTGTGCTTGGTCATTAAGCGGGGACCAATCATCAGAGCCATATTCACACCAGTAAACCAGCTGGCCATTCAAAAGTGCTTCAAATATTTGATCGGCAGATTTAAGAATCATGACTGCACCTCCACCAGACGGTGTTTCATGATATAACCAGCGATCATTGCGTTGATTTCGCGGTGATCCTGATAATCAGTGAAGTCGTTATATGGATTGCCATTGGCATCGAATACCTTGATTTCACCAAGTTCTATTACTTCTACATTGGTGAACTCGGAACCTGGTACACCGTAATCGTCTGGATGTGCTGCAACTTCAAACGAAGTGATTTCCAAACGAAAGCCATCTAGATTAAGGGTTGCTTCACCGCGTACGTCATCAAGCATCTTTAAAGATACGATGCCGTATTCAGATTGAATATTTTGAGCTGGAGCTGCTTGGCTAGTGCCAAAGTCAGCATGCCAACCAAACGCTAATGCGCTTACAGTTAAGGCAGTAGCAACAAGAGTTACCTTGAAGCTATTGTGTGGAGTCAATTTTGCATTCATAATAATTTCACTCACAGGTTGGTTGTGGGTCACGCTCCAGGTAGTTGTCGTAGGCTACGCTGGGGCTTTTCTTTGTTTGTGAGATAAAATATACCTGTGGGGTAAAACAAAGTAAATACCTATTAGGTAAAATTTATAAAATTATTTTTTACTCTTGAGGTAAAATAAGTTTTAATAGACAAAAGAAAACCCACCGCTGGGGTGGGTTAGTAGTGCTTTACTTTGTTATTACAGGCCTTGCCATGGTTGGCCTTGAACCTAATGTAGTAGGGCGATATTTCAGTAGGAAGAAACGTCTAACATTGGATATTGCTTGTCTGCTTGTAGTGATCTAGAACTAGATCCATGTCAGCCAAGAGCACTGTCTCACTGTATTCACCTGGTGATAGCTTCAACAAGTTAGGCATATAGTTTTTTTGATACTCGCGCGGGTAGTCTCTGCATAAAATTTTAATCCGTACATCTTGTGTGGTGAACTCTGAATCTAACTTTTCCAGATATTTGCTAAGAATATTATCTGAGTTCTCAAAAGCTGTAGCGGTGGCAATTGGATCTACACCTTCATCTGGTTGCTTCTGGCAGCCGGTAAAAGCCAAAGATAAGAGTAGGGTGGTAAGTGTGATGTATTTCATAGTTATAGTTTTATTGTTATTGGACTTTGAATTATATGTCAAAAAAAGTTAAAGGAAATCTGCCATTATGATTATTAATAGATTTATGAACGATATCATTCATTCGTAATGTACATTAGTATATATATGATTTAACATTAAGATTTTGAAAAAACGTTTTTTAGAGGTTCGGATGGAAGTTAAGTCATTGACAGCAATAGATTTGTTCTGTGGGGCTGGTGGCTTGACGGAAGGATTAAAGCAGGCTGGCTTTAATGTAATTGCAGGCGTTGAGATTAATTCAATTGCTGCTGAAACATATAAACTAAATCATCCAGAAGTTAAATGCTTTGAAAATGACATTTGTTTGCTTTCAGCTACTGAACTAATGGATAGTTTAAATCTTAAAAAGGGGGAGTTAGATCTACTTGCAGGTTGTCCTCCATGTCAAGGGTTTTCTACTTTAAGAACTAGAAAAAAGGTACTTGCACATTCTGATGATAGAAATGAATTAATCTTTGAATATTTAAGATTGGTGGAAGAGTTACTACCAAAAAGTATTATGTTAGAGAATGTACCTGCATTAGCTAAAGACCATAGGATGTTTGATTTTTTAGAACATATAAAAAAATTAGGATATCTTGTTACAGATAATAGTGTACAAGTTGAGGATGCTTCTGATTATGGTGTTCCTCAACGTAGAAAGCGAATGATTCTAAAAGTTTCTCGGATAGGTGATATACCCAAAGTATCTAAAGTTGAGAAAAAAGTTACTCTTCGTGAATACTTTATGCTACATAAATTAAAACCTGTAGGAGAATCAGGAGATCCTTTACACGACTATAATCAGAAAAGATCTGAAAAAGTTTTAGAGATAATTAAAGCAATTCCTAAAGATGGGGGTAGTAGAAAGGAGTTACCTGACCACTTAGTATTAGAATGTCATAAAAATCGTCAAGGACAATTTGGTGATGTGTATGGGCGTATGAAGTGGGACGATGTAGCCCCAACTATTACAGGTGGGTGTACTTCCCCTTCAAAAGGAAGGTTTTTACATCCTGAAGAAGATAGATGTATTACTCTTAGGGAAGCTGCATTACTACAAACGTTTCCTTTAGAATATAAATTTCCATTAGTTAGCCAAACTTCTATTGCTCTAATGATAGGGAATGCACTCCCTCCAGAGTTAATACGAAGACATGCTTTAGCATTAAAATCTATTTTAAGTTAGAATTTTAGTAAGTACAGTTCTCTTAATTTCAAGTAAATCTGGATCAGCTTTTGGAATAGTTTTTAATTGCATTCTTTGTATTGTGAGTATTTCATTGCTTTGACATGATCCAATTTTCAATTTCGTTAAGGTAGAAAACTTTTTCTTGTATGATAAAGAAGAATCAATTTTAGCTTTCTCAGGGTCTGTTGCTTTTTCCCAGATGATGCTTTCAGGGTTGCCATCTGTGGGTAAAAAGAGGACGAACTTCTGTAACCATTTTAATATTTTAATATAAATAGGAAGTTTTTGTTCAAAAGTTTGATTACTATCAAAGGGGATTGTTAATTCACCTTTACAAAAACCTTTTAAAATTGAAGGTAATTGTAAAAGTTCTTTTTTTGATAAAGAATCTATATCTGGTAAGGATTCTGTCTTTTGGTCACCATCTAAATAAATATATACATTTGTCCTTCCTTCAAGTGCACAAGGTATACCAAAATGATTTAAAAGCTCAAAAGCTCCCCCATTAAAAAATTTAATATCTAGCTGAGATTTTTGTGCCTCATTAAGATCTTCAATAGAATGTTCAATTAGATGAGAAGCAAGAATATCTTCGACCATTATTGTTTTCTTATGAGGTAAAGGTTCTCCAATATAATGAAAAGCTTCTTCAGCTGTACATTCTTGCTTATTAATTTCAACCATATTAGTTAAAGGATTTAAATAAAGGACTTTAATTGCTTGAGATGGTAAATGTCGAACCATAGTAGGTGAGTGGGTTGCTATAACAATTTGTATTTTTTTCAATTTTGTTTGTTCTAAGAGGAAATTGATCAAGCGTTCCTGTGCACCAGGATGTAATGAAACTTCTGGTTCATCTAATAAAACTAAACTATTTTGATCACACTTTAAAATTTCATATACTATTTTAATAACAGCAAATTCTCCACTACCTGCGAATGCTTCACTATAATCAAGATTATTTTTTTTGATCTTACATGTATAACCTTCACAGTTAAAAAAAGTATGAAGAACCATAATTATTTTTTGATATTTACATCCTAAGATATTAGAAATAGCTTCTAGTGCGCTATCATCTAATTCAGTATTTTCAATTACACGCTCCTTCATATCAAAAATATAAGAATTTAAGGAATTTTCTATTACATTACTAAGGGGGCGTGATCTTCTTCTTATCGCTTCTTTCCTAGAGTTTTGATCCTTTTTATAAGGATGAGCATCACCATAATAGAAGAATTTATCAAAAGCACTAATAGAATCACGGAATGTTAAATATACAGGCTTTTTATTAGCAATCTTAGGCCAGCGTGTATTAATGCCCCAGAATCTCTTTTCTGTTGGATCTGTTGGTAATCTTCTCATTCCTAGGGAGGTTACTGGTCTTGCTGTTTCCCAGTAATCAGGATCATTTTCACGATAATATTTTGCAATTAATACTTGGGCCTCAATAACTTTTTTATTCTTTTTAAAATCATAGCCATAAATAAAAGAAGGGACAGGTTTCTCAGGAATAGCATCAATATGTGTAGAAAACCATCTTTTGCTTAAAATATGATCGGGACAGCACGACTCTAATGCTTTAAGAATAGAACTCTTGTTTGTGCCATTTCCTCCAACTAAAACCGTTAATGGAAAATCGAAATTTATCAAAGTTGAGGGAGTGAGATTTTTAAAATTAGGAAAAACTATATACTTAATGTAATTATTAAATTTGTTATTAGAATACATTTGCTCAATAGCCAATATATTAGATGTGATAGAATTACTCATTAAATCGATTGAATT